ATGCTGCTAAGAGTGCGGCTACTTTTGATTGGAGTACATTTTAACAACATAGGTGGCTAATGGCTAAACAAGAAAAATTCCGAAGGTCAGCGCAGTCGCTTGGTTTCAAGCCTATTCAAGTCAGCGGTAGTGAGATTGCTAACATGCGTGCTGAAAGCGCCCGTATGGCTGCAAGTATGCGGGATGCACGTAATGCTGAGATCTCAGAGCGTCAGCGTCAGCTGGCTGCAATGAAAGAAGGGCAACAAATTGAAGAATCACAGCGCAAAATTAATACTACAATTATTACTGGAAACTTTCAAAAAGAAGCAGATAGGTTGCGTTTAGAAGCTGACACCAAACGCCAACAACTTGAGATAAATCAGAAAGCTGCTTCTGATATGTTCAAGAGCATTGCTGATCTTAGTAAGACAGCTGTTGCTAAAGTACAAGAAATTGACGAAGCGAGGTTTGAAGAGGATCGCCTTCGTGCTTATGAGTTAGCTAAGGCTGGTCTTCTAACTCCCGAAATGATCAACCAGATCCAAGGGGAGGCTGAACTACAAGCAACTGAACAAGAGCGTTTGGGTCAAATTCAAGAAGCTGAGGCAACGGGTCGTATTGATTCTTTGACTGCTTCTAAACTCAAATCAATGAGTAGCGGTACTCGTCTTGGTCTTGAGCAAGGTACTGGTGTTTACAAGCTTACAGAAGTTTATAAGCAGCAGTTGCAAAAAGCTATTGCTGAAAACCCTGGCATGAGTTCTGAGGAAAATGCTCAGTTCATGACTCAGTTTTACCGTGACTTCCTTATCAACCCTGAGAATGCAGTCAATGGTAAACTGCTAATTGACATTAAACCTGAGTTGTTGCGTGTTGGTACTGCTGAAGTTCAACGTCTGCACCAAGGTATTCAAACAAAAGCACGTGCTAGAGAAGAGAAAGAATTAGCAGAAAAGCGTTGGGATGATGCCCAAACAATTCTAACTCAAAACCCTGCTCAATTTAATGATAATATCAAAACCTCTTTCCAAACTTGGAAGAGTGATTATGGTAATAAAGTAGCACTTAAACAATACGAAAGTCTTGCTACCATGCGTAAACCAAACGGTGAATTTATGTTCACCATGGAGCAGATTGGAAGTGCTGTTTTAAAACCTGAAGGTAAACCGTTTGCTAATGAGTGGCCTTCAAGGTTTGCAGACATGAAACAAGCACGTTCTACTGCAGACACTCAACAGCGGACTGCAGAAATGCAGGCTGACAACTTGGCATACAGAGAAGCTGAGCAACTTGCTCTTGAAAGGCTTCGTAATAATCCTAGCCAAGCTGCTGCTGATGAAGCAGTAAAAACGTTTAAAGATACCTACGGTAAAGTACCATCTTCTATTACTAAATTCCAAGCTAGTTATACGTTAGAAGCGGAAGCAAAAGCTAGACAAATTGAGAAACTTGAATCGATTCCTGATGGATTCATTACTCAAGAAGCTGTTGATGCTTTGTCGTTTCTTGACCAAACTGCTGCCAACCAATTACAGAAACGTTTTGCAAACCAGCAACGTAAGTATACCCAAGGTGTCTTTAAAAATCAATCTGATTCTTTTAAAGGCGTTGCAAATGGTGTAACCTCTTTTGGTACTAACAAACCAAATACTCCATCTAGTGTCTTTCTTCAAGAGCAGATGCGTGCAGAGTATAGGAAACGTGTTGACGAAGCTGTAGCAGGTGGTGCTGATTTTAATACAGCAGCAAATACTATTGGTATGCAGCTTGCTCAAGAAGTTAAAGATGGTGCGCGAAATCCAAACAGTAAATGGTATCGTAAAGCTACCAAAGCTGGTGGTGGTGCAGATTTCCCCAATCTAAACACTGGTAACGTTAGTAAAGTTGAACAAGCTCGCCGTAATTACCAAGCCCTTCAAAAGAGGATTAGTGATGACGGTCTTGAGAAAACTTTAGATACAGCAGAAAGTATTATTACCGCTGCAGAAGCAACAGCAATTATCCAACAATACGGTAAACCTGGTTTTGTAATTCCTACAGATGTACTTGCAGTTGCTGGCATGACCAATGGTTTAGATCCGTTTACCATTATTAACAGACAGCTTAAAGCTCTTAACCTGGTTGAACTACCTGTACCTACTCTTACCCAAACTATCAACAAAGAGTTGTCACCAGAACTAAGGCAGCAACTTTATAGTGATATTGCTGGTCCACAACAAAGGCTTCGTGCATTGCGTCAAGCAGGTGGTAACTTTAATGATGGTGGTAACCTGCGATCATCGTTTAGTGGTATCAACGGTACTGCTTCTAGTAACGACCCATTTATTGTAGCTATTGGTATTAACGAAGGTACACGTACTGCTGGTGGTGGTACAACTTCTGCTTACCGTGGGCATACAGATCCAGGAGACGGGAAGAGAAACCGTGGTACATTTAGTTATGCACCAGAGCGTTTCGGAACTGATCCTAATATGAGTCCAGAAGAAGCTGATGCTGCATACATGACTAACCTTACTGCAGCTAATAATAAGTATGCACCTATTCTTAAGCAACTTGGTTACCAAGAAGGTACACAAGACTACGCCATTGCAATGTTTAACATCCTTGACTTGACTGTTCAAGCACCTGCTGCTGTTAATGACTTTGTAAATATTGGTCTTAAAAATCTTGCTGGTATGCCTTTAAATGCCACCAATATTGGTGATGCTCGTGCTTATGCATTCTATAACCCGCAAACGGGTCGTTTAGAAGCATCTGGATTTGGTAACAACTTTGAACGGCTACGTGCTGATCAAAAGGCTCGCTCTATGACAATTATTAACAACAGAAGAAACTAATTAACTATGGAATACGATCCTTATGAGCAGTTTAGGGAGGATCCAGGTGAGATGGAGCTGTCTGATGAGTTTAACGCTCAGATGCAGCTTCAACAACAGGCTGAACAAGCCGCTCAACCTGAAGAACAACCCCCTACTCCTACGGGAGGACAGCCTAAACCAGCTCAACCCTCTGCTCCTTCTACGGAAGAAGCTACTCAAGAAGATATAGTATTCGATCCTTCTAAAGATTATTCTTATTACGCTGCTCAAGGTATGAGCCGTGATGAGTGGAACCGTCGCCAAATGGGTGGTGGTATTGACAGCTCACTTGAAAAGTTTGCAACTGACCCACGTGGTACTGCTGAAGTAGCACTTTCTATTCCTACAAGTTTGCTTGATTTTGGTACAGACTTACTGAATATTATTCCTGGAGTCAACATACCAAAAATCACTGAGTTTGAAAACGAAGTAGCACAATCAGTTCGTGAAATTTCTTCTGTTGTTGTTCCGACAATGATGGGTGCTGGTTTGTTAAATGCTGCTGGTATGGCAGGAAAAGCTAAGCTTGGTTGGTCCGTTTTGAACAATAAATTTGTACAACTTATCGGTCAAGCTGGTACTCAAATGGGTGCAGGTGTTGCAGTTGGTGCTGTTAGTCGTGAGTACACTGAAGATAACCTGACGGGTACTCTTAAACAATCATTCCCCAAAACGTTTGATTTCATTCCAGATAGCATGGCTACTTTGGCTGATGACGATGAAGACACCAAACGACAAAAGAACATTTACGAAGATCTTGGTCTTGGTATTGTTACTGACCTTGGTATTGGTGCTACTCGTTTTGTAAGTGCTCTTGGTGGTACTTCCGCTGCTCTGCGTGAATCAAACCGTTTGGTAGGTGAAACACCTGAAGCACGTGCTTGGTTAAGGACAGCAGAACCTGAGACCTCTGAGTTTAACCAAGCTGCTAAAGTGTTTGACACACAACCCCAGGCTACCGAATTTGAGCAGACCGCTAGGATTTGGGACACTGCAGAAAACTTTGAAGATCTTGGTAAAGAAGTACAAGAAGCTACTGTAAAAGCAAGGCCTAAGTTTAGTGAGCTTGGTCCTGAACAGCAAGAAGAAATGATCAAGGCTTACAGAGAAGGTGGTTTGTTAAGAGAAACACCTGAGGAAGCTGTCACACGTTCTGCTTTTAAACAAGAGCAAGCGTTGGATGAAGTAGGTGCTTATAATTACAGTCAAAACCCTGCACTTGATCAACCTCTTAAAGGTGTCCATGACTTGTATGACTACACTGAAATTGGTGTACGTACTGTAGATGACTTTGGTGTTGTTGGTGCTAGCATTGATGCTGCACGAATTGCACGTAACCTAGACACTTCTTATGGTCGTATTGGTAACATGATCTCTGAGCCTGCTCTTAAGTATGCTCTGAAGAGTGGTGATGCTGCTCAAGATATTGTGCTTGGTCTTGCTGATCAACTTAAGCAAGCTGGTCGTGTTGGTGCAGAAGGTGCAAACTGGAAGGTTACGTTTGATGATGTATTAGATGCAAACGAAGACGTTGCTATCCAACTGTTTGACCCACGCATGAGTAAAGCAGACAT